GAAAACGGAAAATACAAAATTGAATATGTAAAGACATAATGAATAGAACCCAACAAATTTTATAGAAAATAATAATCTATAATATTTATTTCGAATATGTGGTCCAAACTCCGCAAAATAATCAGAAAATTACCGAAAGTCTATCCGATAATCGACGAAGAAAATAAAAATGGAATATGTACATGTTCTCAATATCACTTCCACGGAAACTGTTCACATATTTTATGTGTGTAATAGTATATTACTATGAAACAAAAACCTATAGTCATTATCCAAACTGGTCATATGAGAACCGGCACAACATTATTGGTGAATTTATTATACGGATTCTTATTACCCGACGAAAAAATAAGATGTTTATGGGAAATACACCATAATATCAATCCATTTCATGAGAAGTGTAATATTTATAAAAGCCATTGCCTCGATTTCGACGGTTTTATGCAAAATCATCGCGAAAAATACAATGTATTTTTTGTTTGTACAGAAAGAGACAACACAAAAATAAACGAAAAATACAAAAAAATGTCGAATGTTCTCGTTTTCGACTATACTGAGATTCTCGAAACGGAAGAATACTCGATGGATGAAATTATCGAGAACGTGTATCATAAATTACAGGAATTTCTACCGAAGTCCATAATATTAGATAAAGAAACATGTAGACAACGTATTGAAAAAATGAATAAAAAATATGCCGAAATTGAGAACATGGAATTTTCTCATGTTGATGATTTTTTTCAATTACATGGAAGACATCGAAATCGAGATGCAAATGATTAGTTATCAAAATACATATAAATCGCTATTTATATGTATAGAATCATGAACCCATCGCCCAAACAACCTTCTCCACTCGACACCAAACCATACCCAAAAGTATACGATGAAGAATCCAGAGGAACAGTGCAGCGAATATATATACAATATATAAAACCTAATCCATCCAAGAAATCCAAAAAAGTGTAAATTTTCGATTCAAACTTTGTCGACGATTTTTCATTTTTGGACATTTTTAAAAATGTCCAATTTTCATTTTTCCAGAGAAAAGTTCGAATCTAAAAATGCAAAAAACACGTTCAAAGCATAATGCAGCGATTTTGATTTTTGAAAAAATAATTTGGCTGCATATTTTTTTTTATTGTTTTGGCAAAAACCGATTTAGGAGATTTTTTTGTAAGCAATATATACTTACAAATGCTTACAAAAAAATCTCCAAAAATCTCCCATAAATTTTATTGCGAAAGTTGTAACTATAAATGCAGCAAACAAAGTGAATATAACAAGCATTTATCCACTACAAAACATCAAAAACTTACAAATCTTACAGAAAAATCTCCAAAAATCTCCACCGAGTTTATATGTACCATATGTGAAAAGCAATACAAATCTCGTATGGGATTGTGGCAACATAAAAAAAAATGCAGCGAAGAATTGAATAATCGTCAATACACAATGGAAAGTCATAAACCACAAGTACAAAATGATTCGAATACGTTAATTGAACTGATAAAACAAAACCAAGAATTCAAAGAGTTAATTATCGAGCAAAATAAACAATTAGTTGAATTGGTGCATAAGCCGACTACTACAAACAATAATACGATAAATCATAATCAAAAATTCAACCTGAATTTCTTTTTGAACGAACAATGCAAAGATGCTATTAATATGTCTGAATTCTTAGAAAATATGGAATTAGATATGGAAGATCTGACTGAAACAGGTAGGTTGGGCTACGTAGGGGGAATTTCGCGTATTTTGATCAATAAACTCCAAGAATTAGATATTTATAAGCGACCCCTTCATTGCACCGATGTGAAACGTGAAATATTATACATAAAAGATAACGATGAATGGGAGAAGCAAGACAATTCCAAAGAGAAAATGTCCAAAATTATTGGACAAGTCGCCAATAAAAATTGTAAAAATATCCATAAATGGACAAATCAAAATCCTGGCTACGAGGTGTTTGATTCTCCGGAAAACATGGAATATGTGAATCTCACGCAAACAATATTAGGTGGCTTTGGGGAAGAAGAAAACCGCCAATATCGCGATAAAATTGTTAGAAATGTAGTCAAAGAAATCCTGATAGAAAAAAAGTAGTTTTTTGAATTCAAACTTTGCTGACGATTTTGAACTTTTGGACATTTTTAAAAATGTCCACTTTTCATTTTTCCAAAACAAAATCCGAATCGTAAAATGCACAAAAATGGGTTCACAGCATAATGCAGTGATTTCGATTTTTGGAAAAATAATTTGGCTGCATAAAATTTTTTATTGTTTTCCAAAAAACCGATTTAGGAACTTTTTTCTGTTAACAAATATATTAACAAATGTTAACAAAAAAAGTTCCAAAAAGTTCCAATATTTTTGAATGTGAAGAATGCGCATACAAAACGGTAAGGAAAAGTCAATTTGACCGACATTTACTCACTGCAAAACATCAACAGTTAACATCGTTAACAAAAAAAGTTCCAAAAAGTTCCAAAAAGGAGTTTGTGTGTGATTATTGCGAAAAGCAATACAAATCTCGTGTTGGATTATGGCAACATAAAAAAAAATGCAGCGAAGAATTGAATGGTCATCTGCACACAATGGACAGTAATCAAACACAAATACAAAATGATTCTAACACGATAATTGAACTTATAAAACAAAATCAAGAATTTAAAGAGTTAATTATTGAGCAAAATAAGCAATTGGTTGAATTGGCACATAAACCGACTACTACAAACAATAATACGATAAATCATAATCAAAAATTCAATCTGAACTTCTTTTTGAACGAACAATGCAAAGATGCTATTAATATGTCGGATTTTTTGGAAAGCATGACGTTGGATATGGAAGATTTGACAGAAACCGGTCGTTTGGGATACGTTGGTGGAATTTCGCGTATTTTGGTGAACAAACTGCGTGAATTGGATACGTATAAGCGTCCTCTTCATTGCACTGATTTGAAACGAGAAACATTATATATTCGCGAAAACGATGAATGGTCAAGAGAAAACGATTCAAAAGAAGCATTGAAAGGTCTTGTCAATAAAGTTGCAAATAAAAACTGTAAAAACATCGAACAATGGCGTGATGAACATCCAGAATATCAAATTTTCGATTCTCCGCAAAATGTAGAATATATGAAATTATGTGATATCGTTCTAGGGGGCATTGGTGAACAAGAAAATAAACAATTCCGCGATAAAATCGTGCGTAACGTGATTAAAGAAGTCATGGTAAACAAATTATAATATATATTATTCAATTTGTAATAATATATGTAGATATAACACAGACTATATGAACATTTATTTTATTTTATTTTCATTCCCGTTATGGATAAGTAATGCGTTTTTAATGTATAATACGTTTTTCCCATTATATCGAACATTGAACAAACACATCCAAGGAAGAATATTACCCAAACCATATCCGAGTAACGATACCAAGCTAATTATTACTACACCGGGAGGTTTATACGGATTTTATTTACTAGGTGTAGGTTCTTATGTGAAACGTCATCATGATCTATCGAATATTGTATTTTCAGGCGCCTCTGCAGGAGCATGGAATTCATTATTTCTTGCGTTCAAAGGAAACGATAGTGAATTTATTGACAATTTATTACAAACAAATATTCAAAATGCGAGTTCCATTTTACAAATTGAGAAAACAATGAAACAATACATATTAGAAAATTACAAAGAATCCGATTTCGATTTAGAAAAAATAAATATAGGAGTAACTGTGATGAGATTCCCTTTTCGATTCAAATTAAAAATTTATAATAATTTTTCGGATTTAGAAGATATACTGGATTGTTGTATTGCAAGTTCTCATATTCCGTTTATTACCGGTGGATTAATACATAAATATAGACAACGTGTTTCGTTCGACGGTGGTTTTTTTAAATACCCATACATAACTACTATTCCACCTTCTTTTACAATTAACGCTGGAATGTGGAACTCAAGTTATACTATTTCAAATTTTTCGAACAATCCTTTATTGCAAACAGAAAACAACTTGAATTTTACGCAATTATATTTGGAAGGATATAATGATTCATATAAGAATAAACAAACAATTAAGAATTCTCTTCAGTAAAATATTGTGTATGCATATGTTACATACACCATGTTTCTATTCATTTTATTTGTATCGAATCTATATTTATTGGATAGTTGGAATCCATTACATAATGGATATCGAAAAAGACGATTTACATTCTCCATGCAAAGTTATGAACATGCAAAAGAATATTTTGATTTTTATAGCGAGTTTAAACAAACTTTATTTACAGGCAATCAAAAAGGTTCGTCCATAGACTATCAATCATTTGCAGAAAAAAATAAGGATAACTATTATATTTTTGAGAAAAACTGGAAAAGAATTCAAGAAGTCAATGCATTATTAACAAAACAAAATAATTCTCTGCAACTAGGATTGAATCAATATGCAGATACAGTGGATTTTGATAATGATTATAATACAGATTTGATGATCAATACGATAAGTAAAGACGACATTTCTCCCACTACTTATTTCAAATTTTTGCAAAGCCCTATACCTTATATTGATGGTGTATTCAACAAAGATAAATTGCGTAAATACAGTTGGAACGATACTGGTTTACTCAGCCCTGTGAAAAATCAAGGACAATGTGGTTCTTGTTGGGCGTTTTCCACTACTACGTCTTTGGAGACGTTTATGCGTATTCGTAATTATAGTGTAGAGCGACTGTCTGAACAAGAATTAGTGGATTGTTCTAGCAAAGACTATGGATGTAATGGAGGAATGATGCATACTGCATTCGACTATATTATTGAAAACGGTGGATTATATGATAATAAAGATTATGAATATATGGCTGAAACACAAAACTGCTCCAAACCATTGAATATTTCAAAAGTTCGTGGCTCAGATATATCTAAGTACAAATTTGTGATACCCAATTCGGTATTGGATATGAAATTAAGTGTATTGCAAAACCCTGTAACAATTGCGGTTGATGCTGATAATATTTATTTTCGGTTTTATAAAGATGGTGTGATTGATGTTCCTTTAAATGTATCGAATACGCTCAATCACGCGGTTTTATTAGTAGGATACGACTACGATGAAGATGGTGAATATTGGATCATTCAAAATTCATGGGGTAAGAAATGGGGTATAAACGGCTTCTGTAAAATACGTATTCAACCAAATGAAGGGACATTGCTTTGTCAGAGTTATGGAGTGTACCCAACACGATAGTGACACAGAAACTTTCTGAAAAGTATTTAAACAGATATCTTCAATATAACATATTATCAGAAGTGATGATTATGAGAGTTGTTTATTTTGCTTTGTTTGCTGTTATGGCGAGTGCGTCAGCTGAGGACAGAAGAGAGAGATTTCAGGACTGGGTGAATCGTTTCGGAATGAAGTTCCACGATAACAGTCACATGGACCGCGTGTTTACCAATTGGTTGTCTAATGACGACCATATTGCTAATGTGAATGACCGTAACCTGTCTTATACACTTGGTCATAACCAATTTTCTGGCATGGACAGTGACGAGTTTCGCGACTACCTAGGCTACTCTGGTGCATTGGATACTTCATCTCGTTCCCTAAGATTCCATCCTGAGACCTATCAAAATAAGATGGAGCATGCTAAGTGCTTGTTGGATTGCATCAAGGGACTACATGATGAGTGCACTGTAGATACTCTCAAGTGTATTCGTGGTTGCAAAGATACTAACACGTTTATGCTTGCTGATTCGGTTGATTGGGTAACCAAGGGTGCTGTAACCGGTGTGAAGAATCAGGGTCAATGTGGTTCTTGCTGGAGTTTTTCTACCACGGGTGCAGTGGAAGGTGCTAATTTTGTGACTCATGGTGAGCTGATTTCTCTTTCTGAGCAGCAACTTGTTGATTGCGACAACTTCCAGAATGGTGGAAAGGACCATGGTTGCAACGGAGGTCTTATGGATAATGCCTTTACTTGGATCAAGAAAAATGGAGGACTATGTCAGGAGGCATCTTACCCTTATACGTCGGGTACTACCCGTGCTGCAGGAACATGCATGCATGACTGCGATCTGGTTTCTGGTACTGATATTTCCAGCTACTACGATGTTCCTGCTAACTCCGATGAAGACATGATGGGTGCTCTGAACCAACAGCCAGTTGCTATTGCTATTCAGGCAGACCAGAAGGATTTCCAGCTATACAGTTCTGGCGTGTTTACTGGTAGTTGCGGAACTCAACTCGACCATGGTGTACTTGCGGTTGGATATGGTACTATGGACGGTACTGATTATTACAGAGTGAAGAATTCCTGGGGAACTACTTGGGGCAAAGATGGATATATTTATCTTGGTCGTGGACAAGAGTATAACCACGGAAAGGGACAATGTGGCATGCTTATGCAGGCAAGTTATCCTATTGTTGAGTAAATAATAAATATTGTTTACTATAAAAAATAATAATATCACATACATAATGCGATATGATTACAATTCGTTTGGACGATCTGGGCATCGATCCCAGTACCTCTCGCATGCTAAGCGAGCGCTCTACCATTTGAGCTAAACGCCCAACAATATTATAGGTGTATTTATTTAATCATTATGATGATACTTAAAAAGTCTTGGAGGGAATATCCTGGGTAGACAGCTTGTACCAGTGATCATCGACGTAGTCCACGGTGGTGAAGTAATCAATGAACTGACCTTGACCGTTGGTAAATTTCACCACCACGAAAGGGTTGGTATCGTTACCATCGGCATCCTTGTAAGAGGCAGTGAAACTAATGCTAAGAACCTCACGATTCTCGATGTTGCCATGTTCATCAGAAGCAAGAGTAGTTCCAGCAGCATCAGTATAAATAGTGATCAAAGCACGCTTTCCTTGCTTCAAAATATCCTGAATTCCAGTATCTAGACTGGCGTAATTTTGGCTATTTAGAGCGATGGGAGCAGACATAATTATATATTGATTATATATAATTGTATTTAAATTATTACGTGCTATGAATAATTATCCGAAGCATTATATTCCTAAACATCTATCTATTAAAGACAAGGGTAAGCAACTACAAAGTCTTAATAAATCACGCAAATTATACAAAAAAGGTAAATATTTCCAGCGCCCTAAGATGAAATCATTTCGGTCAAAACCGTCTAAACATGTAGAAAATGCAAAAGATATATATGACGTGAATAGCGTAGTTCCATCAACAGAATTAGCTAAAAAAACTAAATGTTCCATAGATACATTAGAAAAAATAGCGAACAAAGGTCGCGGTGCTTATTATTCAAGCGGTTCTAGGCCAAATCAAACATCCGAGTCATGGGCAATGGCACGTTTAGCTAGTGCTATTACTGGAGGAAACTCAAGCATAGTTGATTATCATTTATTAAAAGAGGGATGTAAAAAAGATAGCAAAGCACTGAAAATGGCTAAAAAAACATGCAAAAAACAGAACAAATGCAATAACAAAACGCGTAAAAAATAACTTTGTAAAAGAAAATATAAAAACAAACGCAGTGATTTACATATATCTTCATAAATGAACGAAGAAAATAATGTATTGACCATAAAAACTGTTCAAATTCAACCTATTCGAAACATGATTACTGCAATTAAAGACATATTAACAGATGCAACTATCACGTTTACTAAAGAAGGTATGAAGATTATTAATTTTGATAAAACTCATACTATTTTGGTGAATGTATCTTTGCATGCAAATCGATTTGAAAAATACAATTGCATTCCTGATAAAATTATCGTGTGTGCAAATACTTTGCATCTGTTCAAAGTGATTTCGACTATGTCGAATGATGACACATTATCTATTTATATCGACAAGGCAGATTATCACGATGGTATTGTATCGCATTTGGGACTTCAGTATGATAATGGCGATATTAAACAGTGTTACAGTCAGAAGTTGCGACTAATTGAACCTGATACGGAAGAAATGCATGTTCCTGATGTAGAATATTCTACGGCAATTAATATGCCATCTTCCGATTTTCAGAAAATTATTCGTGATTTGAATGGTATCTCCGACCGTATTGAAATTAAATCAGTTGGAAATGACTTGATCTTCTCATGTGAAGGTGGATTTGCCAGTTCTCGTATTTTCCGTTCAGAGTCCGACGGAAATATGAATTTTATTCAGAAAAATGATGCGTCGGTAGTGTTTCAAGGAGAATTCTCATTAAAAAGTCTAAGTCATTTTATTAAATGCACTCCATTATGTAGCCATTTGGAAATGTATTTGGGAAATGACCTACCTCTTATTGTAAAATATGATGTTGCCTCGTTAGGTGAAATTAAATTGTGTTTGGTACCGTTACCTCCTGCATAAGTAGAATCTTAGATAATAATTATTTTTGCTTCTTTTGTAATAACTTGTCCAATTACATGTGTTTTTACCACATTTATTACACGTGTATAGCATATTTCAACGTTTTGGCGTGATTTCATTTTTGAATGTTGTTTACATAAGACAGCACCTTGAGTAACTATTTTTGAAATTTGATTGCGATTGAATTTTGCGTCTACAGGTATGTTTGCAATAACATGACACGAAGATTCTTTATGTATATGGAACCACATATCAATTGGTTTACATAAATCAAGCATGTCAAAATTATCTTGCGCATTTTCACCTACGTAATAGTCTATTTCTCTGTTTACTGCCGGAATAAATACGGACTTAGTAATCATATTGATATTGTAATTATATACATTTACAATATCAGTTACTTTTTCAATTTTTTCATTAAAACTCCGGTTGATGGGTTTTGAATAAACATCCATGTTTCGTCAAATTTGGTATATCTACAATCATATCTGGATCTTGATATTCAGATACGGATAACCATATTTTTATAATGCAGAAATTCTTTTTTGGAGAAACTGTAATTCCATTGACATATTGATTATGTTCTTCCTTTGTACACAATGATTCCCCGCAAAGTGAATAAAACAAATGTTTCCAAATATCGGGCACATATTTGTTCGATATTTTGTATGAGAAACATCCACCATCCCTGTTCTTCGGATCTTCCCACATAGGCGTAATCCCTTCTCTCATAACAAAAAGCATGCAATTTTTTACCACATTATCTGTTATTTTTTCGTTTACTTGTACTACTTTTTCGACTGTGTCGATAGAGGTGACAATCTGAGAGTAACTTGATAATTCCCAACTAGTATTGTTTGGTAAATGATAATATAGATTCCATTTACCATTCAGGTTATGGTGGGTAGGATGACGCACAGTATCCATATTATATATTTACCCTTAAAATATTATTATAATATTTCTTTATATATCTTCTACTTATTCATTTTCCTCTTCTTTTAATTCCTCTTCTTTTGATTCCTCTTCTTTTGATTCCTCTTCTTTTGATTCCTCTTCTTTTGATTCCTCTTCTTTTGATTCCTCTTCTTTTGATTCCT